CCGTGCTTGCCAGACCTGAAATCATACCGCCAAGCACCACCTCTGCGTTAATTCCGTTACTCATGTTGATAAGTATTGCGATAATTGTTCCCATAGCAAGAGCGGCAAGTGGGATGTACCTGTTTTTAATCGCCGGTATCGCGGTCTTTATCACATATCCTACTAACAGGCAGATGCCCAAAATTACCGGGTTAATGTAGTTTGTCAAAAAGCTTAAATCCATGCTATCTCTCCTTTTTCTCTAAAATAGTGATTCGTGTTTCGTGGTCATGCAGTTTATCATCCTGCTCTTCATTATGTTTCCACAGCCTTTCATGGGATTTGCTATTTCTGGCTGTCAGTTCATCCATTCCCTCATCCAGCATGTTTAACCGGTCAATTAACCGGGTGATTGATGTGTTGAGCTTTACTATTGGTGTCCCTATAGATATTGCAAAGGCCACAAGAGCAGCAATAACACCAAATACTTCCCATTCTGTCACATGCAGGTCCCTCCTTACTCATAAATTGCGTACAGGTGGCCACTCCGTATCTCAAAGGTTGGCGTCTTACCGTCTGCACCCGCTGGCCCCTGTGGCCCTGTTGCTCCTGTTGCACCCTTCTCACCGGTATCTCCTTTCGGCCCCTGTGGGCCAGTGGCTCCTGTTGCACCTTTTGGGCCTTGCGGGCCAGTCATACCGGTAGCGCCAGACAAGTCGGTAACATAGGTATAAGCTGTTGCGCCTTTGACATACAGCTTTGCATTATCAGCATCATTTATGTTACCAGTGTCAATAATCACGAACTGCCCAACCTTCACTCCATCAGATGCATATCCTGCATTCATGCTGGATATACTGGCATAAGTTTTGGCAATAGCAAACGCATCACCCGCCGGCCCCTGCGGCCCTGTTGCTCCTGTTGGTCCTTTCGGTCCGGTGGCTCCGGTATCTCCTTTTGGCCCCTGTGGGCCAGTTGGGCCAGTCTCTCCCTGAGGTCCCCTGGCACCTGTTGCTCCAGTATCTCCTTTCGGTCCCTGGATGCCTTGCGGCCCCTGCGGGCCTACGATACTGCCTAAATCAACTTCTCTTGCCATGTCTCATCTCTCCTTTACTTTTGATATATTGCATATAAATGTCCGTCTCTGATCTCAAATTCAGGTGCTTCCCCTGCCGGCCCCCGGAGTGTATCCAGAGCGATCAACATGTGCCAGTCATTGCTGTCTGTATAACGCCATTTGATATCAGTACCATCATTTTTGAGTTCGATTTCCCGTTCTTGGACTGGCAGCCTGATTCGGGTGCCAATGGGCTGCCCCTCAGACATAAGCTGTAACACCCCATCCTGCAATGTCATGTCATCTGCACGGCTACTCAGCTCGCGAAAGATTTCTTGCATAGGTGTTAGTCCAGTTCCGATGTAATTTTCAGGCTTCGCCCGTTTTTTTACGGGCATCAGGATTGTCCGTAAGGTTTCCCCATGCCCATCATCACAAACATAAATATAAGCGACAATGTTTTTGCCGCTCTGAAGCAGGATGTCCGGTATCTCAATGGCAATACTGCCATCTTTCTGCCGGATTCCCCGAACAGTAAAGGCCAGACTGCCGAATTCCTCTGTCAAATGCACCTCTCCCCTGGTCAGGGAGAGGTGCAGGCCGTACACCTGCAGCGTTTGTCCGTAATCCCATTGCGCCAGCCCATAAACAGTTTTATAATACTGCCCATCACTACAAAATCTTGCGATTATCATTGCCGTCTCCTTCCCGCCTGGAAGATTAACCGGCAAGGATGCTTGTCTTTTCTTCCTGGCTGATCCAGCCCTTTGTGGCTGCTTTTTCTACTACCTCTGCATTTCCGGTCTTTCTATACAGTCTTGTAATCGTCTCAAACATGTCGCATACCTCCTTACGCAATCCCCAGGCTATCAAGCACCAGTTTGTCAACGGTTTCCTCCAAAGCGGCTATACGAGCCTCTGTCTTATCCGGTTTCTTCAGCTCCACAAGGATAGCAACTCCATTAACTGGCACTGGATTCCCTTCTTCATCCTGTGTGTAATCCACAACAGTTTCCATCTGCTTTTCAATCTTCTGCATTTTTGTATACCCAGAATAGATTTTAAATACCTCATCGTTGTAATCAATCACCTGGATTTTACTTGTGTTCGCTGCTTCAGACAGCAGCGTCTCATATTCCATGATGTTTTTATCTCCAGGCACTAATCCCAACGTGAGGTAATCACCTGTCGCCCGAATCCCATCTGCGATGATCTCCAGCTCCTGGCCATTGTTTAATCTGATCTTACCCATACCTTTCACCTATCCCTTTCTAATCTTCTGCATTAAAATAGACCGCTTATCACGGTCTGGCTCTGATTTTAATAATATGGCTGGTCTAAATACTCTAATATTTTACCAATCTAATCACTTCCACTTTCCGATGGCGACCCATTCAATCCATAAGCCGCTCGCAGAAGCGTTACATCCTAAAGTTGTTTTTGATGCAGTCGTTGACAGCGTGCCTACATTTTCAGGGATCCCGCTCGCATATCTGGGAGAAGTCATTACGATAGGTGCTTCCTTGAATTTTTCACGAAATGTGATATCGAGCTTGTAAAACTTTCCCGTTGAATTATAGGAAAATGTAGTTGTTTGACTTGCGCCCCAGAGAATCATTATACCAGACTGGCCTTTAAATATTCCTTGATTATTTGTAGAACCAGTGGTTCCTTGGGTTGTTTCGTTCGACAGAAGCGTACTTATGCTGTTAATATTCTTTTCTACATTAGTTAGATCAGTTTTTTCCGCTTTACTATCCAAAGCTGAGCTTAGCGCAGTAACAGTATCCTGCACATTGCTTGCAGTTCCATCTGCCTTTGTAAATGTAACATTACCTGCCGTCGTTTTAGGTTTGACCTCATTCTGCAGATAAGTCAAAAAGTTGGAAAATAACAGCTTCTTTCCTGTTCCATTGGATTCCTCCAACAACATTGCATCCGTACTATCAGGTGTAACCTTATTGGCCAAATCAATCACGCGGTTAAATGCAAGATACTTCATGTCCTTCAGCCACTTGGATATTTTACCAAACAAAACCGTTATGGAATTTCCTGTATCTAATGCCTCCCTGGATGCCGCATCTGAAAATGCAATAGGGGTAGACGCATCCACTTTACCAGTCGGCCCTTGTGGTCCCTGCGGCCCTGTTGCCCCTGCATCACCTTTATCCCCCTTTGGTCCCTGTGGGCCAGTTGGACCGGCTGGACCTGCCGGTCCTTGTGGACCGGTCGCTCCTGTGGCTCCCTTGGGTCCCTGCGGTCCCATCACATTGCCTAAATCAAGTTCGGGCATAATTCTCTACCTCCTTATAAGATCATGACCAGATGGCCATTATCATTGATTTTATATCCCGGGGCATCCAGACCAGCGTATACTATATAAAGATGTCCGTCTTCCCGCACCTGGAAGGCATAAACCCCTTTACTCTCTACAACTGCAGCATCTTCCCCCCGGTCACCTTTATCACCTTTGTCTCCTTTTGGTCCCTGGATACCTTGCGGTCCCTGCGGACCTGCCGGTCCAGTTGGTCCTATCGGACCTTGTGGGCCTGCCGGGCCATTGAACTCCCCAGCCTGTCTTCGCCGTTCCAGGTCATCCGCTGTAGCATTCGCCCGGTTTGCTGCCGCCTCTGCTGCTTGTGCTTGTGTATTGGCAAGCTGTCCGGCATTGTTGGCATATTTCGTTGCTTCCACCGCATCTTTTACAGCCGCCCCAACCTCACCGACAAGCCTGTTGATGATCTCCTGTGTCCGCTCATCTAGCTCTATGGTCAGGTCTTCCTCTGTCATGAGGCGTTTCACGACTCCGGCAGAAAAGCACACATAAGTTGCCTTTCCATCACTTACATTTGGGTCGCCTCTCAGTACAACTGCCCATTCCCCTGGCAGCATCTTCTGAGGGTCAAAGTGGTCAAAATCGCCCCGCCTATCCTGTATTGCCATATTGGTTCACCTCCTTACCCTGGTATCCAGCGCACCAGTGACACCCCCGTGGGCGTCGGTGGCGTACTGCCGCCTGGATAACGCAGCACACAGTTCCAGGGATAGTTATAATAACCGCATGTCCATATTTCTGTGCCATCCTGGTCCCCTGTCTGCGGGTTTCCACGGTTTGATGATGCCTGTACCATCCTGCCATTACCAATGCTCATTGCTGTATGGTTCACATGATTCAGGAGCACATCACCATATATGATGCCACTTCCGGATGCCATATCTACGCTGTTTGTCACATCCTGAAATCCGCAGGCAATAAACGCGTCATACATATTCCCGGTGTAAGATGCTCCCTTATCCTTAACCGGGACACCAGCCTGTTGCCACGCCGAGATCAAAAGTGAGGAGCAGTCGTAATCCGGCCCCCAGCGGTTGTCCTGTGAATATCCGTGGGAATTGTCATTCGCGATTGCGACCGCCCACTCCACAGCATTTTTGATAACCGTCGAGCTTCCGTAAGTCAGGTTTTCAAACCAGTACCGTGCATTCTGCCTTCTTTCCTCTAGTGCCAGCACTCCCGGTCTTTCATAGTTCCGCATGAACGCTTCCGCCAGGTATTCTGGGCTCTGAGTAGACTTGGTGAATGCAGAAAATGAGAAATTAAAAGAGGAAGTGGCGATCCATTGCTGGTTGTTTGCCACTTCCCACAAAATGCATTCCAACTGCCCGTTAAAATATGCTGCCGGATTACCTGTATTATTTCCCCAGGGATATCCCCTGGCATCTGCCCATGATGTGTAATCCGTTGCCGGTGTCCATTGCACCAGGCCATATCCGCCTGACATATTGCCGTAAATAAGGGATTCCCATAAGCCAGGGTTGAGTGTGGACTCACGCTGCATATTTCCGAGTATTCCCGCAATAGCATTCCTGGTCCAGCCCTTATTGATGAGATAATCAGCGATATACTGTGCATTATCTGTCATTTGCGATTGAGACAGATATGCATTGCTTATTATAAGTGCCATATTTCTGTCTCCTTAAAATGTCCCTTCTTTCGTATTCCCGCCTACACAGACACCGCCAGAAAATTGCAGATACGTGCCGTCTGAAAACTCTGCTCTCCCTGTTTTTCCAGCTTTAAATTTTCCTGTCAGGCCGTCTTTATCTGCCAATAACGGATATGAGTTATTGCCGCTGTCATCTGTGCAAACAAAAGAAAACTTTGATGCAGATCCAAAGGACTGGATTGCGATTCCTCCACCAGATACAGCTGTCATGATTGCTGATAACTTACCCGCATTGTAAAAT